CAGATAAGACTGAGACACTTGGTAGCTAATAAGTCAAACCAACAAAGTCTGTAATTGTACCAGAGAATAGGAAACTCAAATCAATACTCATATTATTTAATGTATAACTTCCACTACCAGTAGCAGATGTTATAGCAATAGTATTGGAGTTTTCACTATCATAAGCAATTACTAAAGAGCCTGCGGAAGTGCCGCTATTATAACTCGTTTCACCATAATCTACGGGTGAGATACTCCAAGAATAGTCAACTTTAATATTTGTGCCATTAACCTCATCAGGGATCCCGGCCGCATCTACTCTATAAGCAGAGATTTGGACATTTGGCTGAGAATATAGGTAAGCCCTCATTTGTGCTATTGTTGTAGTAGTATCTTTATCATATACAACAATTTCCTATTCTTCACTTGTTCTACCAAAGTTATCTGTTACATAAGCAAATACTTTAAATAGCTGTCCTTCTGTATATGGGACAGTTGTGTATGGACCTAAATTAAAGGTTAGATTAGATTGATTTAGTATCTACACCTAATCTCCAAACAAAACAGTAATTGTTAGAGCAGAGCTAGCATAGGATTGACTAGTACCACTCCACACTACAGTGAAGTAATCCGATCTGTTAGCCAAGACCGCATTTACACTGTTATGATTATAATATTTGCGGAGAAGGCTAGTAGAAGCTAGACTAGGTACTAGAGTAGGGTCAACTGTACATTCTACACTAGTAGAAATTAGTTGATTACCATCTGAGAATTGTCCATTAATATAGAAGAAGTCGGCTACATTAGTTGCTGTTGTTGAAGGTGTAAAAGTAATATAAACAGGCATTAAACCTGTAGCAGTAGTCATATACTGCTCTAGTGAAGATGGAAGTGTTACTGTAGCTCCATTAGAACTAATTGCAACGCTCTAAATTACATTAGTAGATACTCCCATAGCAATATTTACTTGAGTTACCGCAGTAGAAGGTACATCATCGCTTCCCTTAACGGTAATTGTATCTGTTCCAAGTTGAGCAGGAGTATTAGAAAAACTGTAACTAATTGTGTTACCAATAACCATTAATGTCTAAATATCCTGACTACCACCTGCGGAAGTTAGATCTATAGTGTCGCTAATCGTATATGCTTTAGTATCAGCTTCATATACATAATTTTCATCTGGTACTAAATCATCATTATCCTAAACTATAGTTACTCTATAGGATTGGATACTTTCTTCACTATTCACATCAAAACTACCAATCTCATAATATCTGATCGCATAATCGGTATTAGGAGCAAGTACTCTATACTTAGGAACTTTAGACTTTCTATTAAGAACTCCATTAGTATATAAGAAACATCTAGGATAAATAATAAGTCCATTTCCCCCTCTTGAAGTGAAGGCGTAATAGAGCTTATATGAATTATTAGATTCTGGAGATAAAAGGAATTTACCTCCAGTATCTGTTGTGGAATTAATCCACGTCTACTGATTAGCATTATAATATCTAATCATTAAATTTCTTTCTATATCATCTGAATATCCCGGAGCTAAGAGAGCGCTAATCATATCTCCTAGCGGGGATGTCAGCTTGATACAATCATTAAATAATGCCATAACCTTATTCCTCCCATACAATACTTAAATTTCCTGTAGCCTATGGTTTAAATACATAATGACCTATTCTCAATCTATTATCAATTATACCATTAGTAATAGAGAATGTATCGCCGTTAATATAAGCTACTTTATTTGCACCATTATAAAATCCCATTTCATCAGAAGAAATTACTGTTTTTAAATTTGTGCTATTACTACCAATAGTAAGACCATTTGTAGAATCAAATTTCAGGAACTCTCCATACATAGCAATTTGCGCATCTGTATAATCTTTGCCCTCTTGGATAATCTAATTTAAACTATCTGGATCAAACATACCAATAGTAAGAGAATTAGCGGCTATTTTATCTGCGGTGATGGCGTTAGTGGCTATCTTATCAGACGTAATAGCATTTGCCGCAATCTTATCTGCGGTGATTGCATTTGTCATAATTACGTCACTGGATAGAGAGCCAGACATAATCTCATCAGCGGTAATAGTCTTATCTGTTAAACTGCCGCCGTCGATAGTCTCTTGAGATAATTGCGGAGTTCCATTAATTTCATTTAACGTAAGCACTATAGATTTAATAGTTCCATCTTCACTTTGTCCAGTGATTAACAATCTCTCAGTCTCTAAAGTACCAGTTTTAATTAATCCTGCATCTAATTCTAAAATCTTTGCACTAGTAATACTAGCATCCTGAATTTTTGCGGCTGTAATTGTGGCGTCCTGAATTTTAGCAGAATCAATAGCAGCATTAGCTATCTTTCCATTAGTTACTGCTAAGTTAGCTATCTTACCCTCAGTAACCGCCAAATCCGCAATCTTACCAGTAGTTACAGCTAAATCATCAATCTTAGCACTAGTAATTGCCGCATCATCAATCTTGGCCGCAACAATAGCAGCATCCTATATTTGGGTTGTACCTATAGCTGCGTTAGCTATCTTTGCTGTTGTTACAGCTAAATCTTGGATTTTACCTGTAGTAATTGCGGCATCTGCGATATGAGTAGAATCGATGGTAGCTAATGCAATCTTAGCACCTGTAATCTCGCCGTTACCAATCTAAGCATTTCCGATTGCTCCATCCTGAATCTTTGCTCTTGATATTGAAGCATCGGCAATATTAGCTTCTGTGATTGCGGCTTGACCAATTTTAGCATTTGTAATTGCGCCGTCTTGGATATTAGCAGTTCCAATAGAAATCTAATCTTCAATCTCTTCTATTGTTAATCCTCCGCCACCTTCAACGTCAGACCAAGTAACATCATAGTCAGTATCACTATTCTTTACTAAAGCCTAACCTTGAGTACCACCGGCCGGCAATCCACTCGCATTTATATCTACTTTAGAACTATCAATTCTTCCATCTTGTGTAGTTACTAAAGATACAGTCTCAGCAGAGCTAACTGTACTGCTTACATAAGTAACAAGAGAAGAAAGATTTGTAGATAAAGTACAAGTATTACTTTCTGGAGATTGCGGGTAGGACTGCATAGAAACTATACGGTGCTTTTCGTTAGTCTCACCAGTCTTACTCTTTAGCCATATCGTATCTCCAACATTATAATCAAATACATCTAAACCAGAAATTGCGGCTAGGTCAATTACCGTGGCACTATAACTTTTAGTAGGTTTAGCCAAGGTTTCTAATTTCTCAATAGCGTCATCCCGCAAGCTCTCGGCCACTGTGTATCTATTATCTTCCCAATATATAGCAATAACCTTATTTGAATATTCGTTATTGTCTACGTAATCTTTACCATCATTTACGCTTGCTATTGTTAAACCATTTGCTCCTACTGGATAAATACGGGTTACTAAATCATAAGTGTCGCTATTTACAGATAAGGAGCGGAGATTCAAATCTTCCATAAAATAGGCACCTTTATCTTCACCTATTTTATCGTTAAATACAATTACCTTATTTATGGCGTCTATCGAAATTTCTGCCATATATAAATTTAAAGCACTTTGGATTATATCCCAAATACTTTTCTATGTCTATCTTAAAGTTCTTTTCTTTTGGATATTACTCTAAACAGTCCAGCCACTCTCAGCTACATAAGAAAGAGCCAACTGAATACAGGATAGCGGAGTCTTTTCTACAGATTCAAAGTTCTTTATTGGAGTGCCCTTTAATTCCTCTACATTGATAACAGCAACTACATTAACCATATCATTACTTGTATTAATGCTAATCTCTTTAATAATGAACTCGTTATCTGGGGTGCGGATGTAGTATTCCTCTCTTATCCTATCTAATTCAGTCCGAGGCATGCTAAAGCTGATCTAAGTCTCACCATTCACTTCCTCACTAATGCATAGCCCCTAGTAATTAACTAAGGGCTATATAGCATTGTGGGATGTATCATATACTCTAAGCATTACATCCACCTTCCATTATACGCAATACTGATAGTTGGGGTGCCGCTTCCGATATATAGAGTATTAGAACCTCCCTTAATTACTGGGAAACTCCAAGCCTCATAATCTTCAATTTTATTATCTCCATCGGCTGTAATTGTCCCTTTTTCACTATCTATAACAATAGCAATATCAGTTGACATAATATTTTTAATTGGATAAGAAACTCCATTTATTGTTAAATCCATTTCCAAATAACCCATATCTGGTGATATAGTAATTACACATGGAACTTCTTGATTCCCTTTTGCGGTAAATGTCCAAGTCTCTCCCATTGCCATTGTATGACTAAGAGTTTCTCTATCTGCAACCTTTACTCCTTGGAAACTTACCGTTACAATTCTAGCCATATGATTAATCCTCTCATCATCTGCGGAAGTGACCCATCCATCTATTCCCCAATCGCATCCTTCTACTTTAACCAGCGATTTTTGCATGGCCGCATATAGATTAGAGCAATTAGCTTCAAGATCGCCCAAGTCATCTCCCTCGACTAGAATTGAATATTGAGCTGTGGTATATTGTACTGTCTGTTCAAAGAAGAGAGGTTGGTGAGCCCCTCTCAGCCAATCACTATATGTGGTGACTGTGGAATACCCATAGTCTACAGACAGTAATACAGCATCAAAAGTAGAGATGCTTGTACCATTAACCGTCATATTCATTATAAGCTCACCTTCCTCTTGATTAATTTACCAGCTTCGGTCATGAAGTAATCAATATCCTGTTGATTTGCAAATTGATAACTTCCATTGAAATTAATTGTTGTATTATTAACAGTACCAGGATTCTGTCCTTCCATAATCTTCTGATACTGATTAGCTTGTGCGGCGGTCAGCACCTATTCGCCTTTATGGAGCTCGGCTATATACCCGTCATAGGGGACTTCCCGCAAACCAGTTCTGTGAGAACCCCTTACTTTATCTTTTACCCAAGATACAGCATTAGATACAGTATTTCTTAAACTGCTAACAGCATTGTCGGCCCAGCTAGTAACGCTATCCCAAGCGTTACTTAATCCATTTTTGAATGTGCTAATTACATCAGAAGCAATATCGCTTAAATCTGTATCTTCAAGCAACTAGGTAATCTCGCCCCATTTATCCTCTGTCTAACCTTTAGCATCATCCATCTCGTCGGTAATAGTTTGATTCATTTCCTCAAATTTTTCTTGAGTATCATCAAGCATACCTTGCTGGATTACGCCAAACGCATCTTGTAACTAAGATAGAGTATCTTCCGCACCCGTAGCACCTTCATCAGCATTTTGAAGAATTGTAGCACAGATACTTTCAAATTTCTCTTTAGTCTCTTCATCACAGTCTGTTAAGTAAGTATCAACATACCCACTAATCAATTCAAACTGTTCATCGACGTCCATAGCGCCCTGTTCAGCATTGTCTACTATTGTTCTAGAAATTTCAGTCCAGTGATTTTCTGCATTTGTTAAATTCTCTTGAAGATCCTTTAACATTTGCTCTTTCATTTCTTTACTGGTCTTTTCAACTTCTTCTTGAGAATCGGTAAAGTTACCAGTAATAACTCCCTTAATTCCTTCCCATACCTCATCAGTATTATCAGTAATTAAGTCCCAAGCATTAGACAGTGTATCACCAATAGTAGAACCAATGTTTCCTATTTTATCAAAGATGCTTTCTTCATTATCCTCAATACCTTCTTGTAGACCCTGCATCATATACTCGCCTTGTTCTGCCATAACAGTAGAAGGAGAGTTAATACCAAACAGGTTCTTAATACCGCCTACAATACCATCAAAGATGCCAGTAGCCAAATCCCATAACATACCTGGGAGTTTAGGAATCAGAGATAATAAACCATCAACAAGAGAAGTAATGATTTCTGCACCAGTTTCAAAAATATCTGGCAGGCTATCTATAATACCAGTTACTAAACCGGTAATGATTTCTGGTACTGCTTCAATTAAAGTAGGAATAGCTTCAATTAATCCTGTAGCCAATCCTTTAATAATTTCAAGTGCTCCAGAAATTAAAGAAGAAACATTTTCCGCAGAAGTTAGATTAGTAACAAAAGAAGTAATGAGTTCTGCGGCCGTGGTGATTAATGTCGGCAGATTTTCTCCAATACTAGTGGCTAGTTGAGTAACCATCTGCACAGCACCAGTTGCTATTGATGGAGCGTTGTCAATTAAATATTGAGCAAAGCTAGTAATTACAGAAGTAGCTGTACTTACCAGGTTTGGAATATTCTCAATGACAAGCTGAGCTAACTGAGAAATAAGTGAAGTGGCCGCACTTGCTAAGCCAGGTCCATTCTCAGTTATGAAATTACCCAATGTAGTAACTAACTCTTGTCCTGTCTATTTAATTGAATCAAAATTATCTGAAATTCCTTGTAATAGTGCTGTTAATAATTGTAAACCAGCCTACAACAAAGAAGGAAGTACTTCAGTAATAATTGAACTTAATCCTTCAATTACTCTTGGGATAATTTCTGGAATTGCTGTAGTGATATTTTCTAGGATTTGCTGGACGGCAGGTATAATGTTATCAAGAGCAGTCTCAACTGAATCCATAAGCTCATCTACAGATTCCCCAATGTCCGCATTTCCTTTACCTAAGTCAGTAACTAGGTTTTCCCATGCGGACTTCATAGAGTTTACGCTACCTTCAATCGTAGTTGATGCCTCTGTTGCTGTAGTACCAGTAATACCCATTTCAGTCTGGATAATATGGATAGCCTCAGTTACATCAGCAAAGGAGTCGATTGAGAGGTCAGCCATTTCGCCATTAGCCTCTTTTACTCTGTTAGCGTCCTCAATAAGACGCTCCATCTCTTCCTTAGTACCACCATAACCTAATTTAAGGTTATCAAGCATGGTGTAGTTTTGTTTTGCAAACCCTTGATACGCATTTTGAATAGACTCCATAGAGGTGCCCATTTTATTTGCGTTATCAGACATATCAATAATAGCCTGATTAGCATATTCTGCGGCAGAGGCTGTATTACCGTTTAAACTCTAAAGTAGAGAAGCGGAGAAGCTAGTTACAGTCTCCATGTACTGGTTAGCAGAAATACCCGCAGTTTGATATGCCTAGTTAGCGTATGCCTCAATCGTACTTGCGCTACTTCCAAATAGGGTTTCAACACCGCCTATTAGCTGCTCATAAGAAGCATAGCTGTTAGTTGCTGCGACCGTTAAGCCCGCAACCGCAGTAGTAGTAGCCGCAACCGCTGTAGCTGCGGCTTTGAATCCTGTTGAGATTGCTCCTCCTATTGCATTGGCGGCTGACCCTAGAGGACCGCTCAAGCTACTTGCAAGACCGCTAACTGTATTAGTAGCCTCTGACGCATCAGCTTTTATATGTAATACGAGCTCGCCTAAATCTAGCATTGTCAATTCCCACCTTTACCAAATCGTTTTCGTAAGGCTTCTTTGTTCGGAGTAGTCTGAGTTAGTAACCAACATTTCTCTAGGTATTCCTATCCTTCTTTAGTCTAACTCATTTTATCTACGAACGCATCCCTCACCAAAACCTTAAAGGTATAACAATCTAGCTCAACTACATCATTGAAAGAGAGAAGAGTATATTCACTCACCAATCTTATTGCTTTTGTTGGACTGTCAAGGTAAGGTTTATACTCTTCATCAGTAGCAGGCAAAGATGGGATTGTTATTCCCCCAGTGTTTTGGCGGTTGTGTTAAAGTAGTCCTTAATTACTAGCATCATAGTTTTAAGATCCAGCATTTGCTGAATTTGATCCTCGGTATAGACTTTACCCTGAGTATTTAAATTAAAAATCTCTGTAAGAACGGAAGTAATACCATTAAGTGCGGCAATAGGATCTGTTTTGCCAATATTCTGAATATCCATCAGTTTCATCAATAGCCCTTGAGTTGGGAGCTTCAAAGTAAGAATTTCACCATCGGGCATTTTAATCTCATAAAGAGTATTTTTATTAGTCATAGTAGTTAGGTCTAACATAGTTATATTCCTCCTAAAAATTTGTTATAATAAAATAAGGGCCCACTCACTAAGGAGCAGGCCCATTAAATCATTCTTCGCCAGTTACAGAACTATCCTCTTCCTCGTAGATAATGAGGGTTCCGTTACTGTCAGCAGGCTGGGCCTTAAATTCAGCATTAATTACAGTTTCCTGGTCTTTGGCAAAGGCCATTTCAAAACCAGCCTCGTTACTACCAACAATAGTAATACGAATGTCACCGTCAACATCATCTGTATGAACAAAGCGGATTACATATTGCTGACCAGAGTAGTTAGCAATACCACCAATCTTTACAGTACGCTTGCCGGCTTTGGACTCGTCTACTGTGGCAGTAGAAGTTAATTTTGCAAGAGTGCTGCCATTCCAAGTCATGATGCCAGAGCTCAGAATAACTTCCTCTTCAGTTAAATATTTCTTAGAGACTAGGCCCAGATCGTCTTTAGCCTCATAGAAAGTTGGGGTATAAGTTAAAGTAGCGCCGCCCTGGATTAAACCTAAGAGATTACTATCTACTTCAAGAGTGGTACTCTCAGGAATGGTTCCAGTATAAGCAGTTACATAAAGTTTTCCGCTACCTAAAACGATTCTTTCTGTATTAGCCATTATAGCTTACCTCGCTTTTCTAAGTAATATAAAGATACAGTATTGTGTGAATTGTTTTGGTATCATAGTCATAAATCTAACCGCCACCATTTAAATAACACTAATTGTATCCTAATTTGCTCTAATCACCAACGGTAACAAGAGCAGAAAGAATTGCGGACTTGGCGGTCTAAGACGCCGCAAGGGTCTTAGTGATAATCCTTAATTCTAGTTGGGTTACAGCAACCGCCCCACTATCTGAATATGGTACTATTTTATAAGTTACACAATCCTCGATAGTGTCTGAGAAAAGAGGTCTGACTGGAAGGCTGGTTGCTTGTTCTATTGCTTTAATAATTTGTTCCATTATATCAGCCCCTGAAATAATTGAAGTATTCTATCTCTATTCTCGTCCCCGGCGGGTTTTAAGAATGGTTTGGCTGTTTGTCTAGAAGTTCCGGCCTCTACATAGGGAGCATATTCAACATTTGTCCCTACTAAACCTTCTACTTCACTACCATCTTTTTGCACCTGATAAGTAAGGCTTCCTTGTAATCTACCGGTATCAACTGGACATCTCTACTTAGCACTATCTTGAACTAAGACACAGGCTTCTTTCATTTTCTGCTCAAGCCTTTGCTCAAGCTGCTAGATAACCTCTTTGTCTTTTATTTTAATCTCATAATCAGCCATGTTGGTATTCCTTTAAATATAAGAATCTTTCTCTCCCAGCTTCAACAATAAATCTTACCTCATACTTATTATCAATTAAATCTCCTATCTATGGGAGGGTTGAGAAGGTGGTGGCGATATACTCGCATTGTGTGACACTTATATCATTTTCAGTGTTAAAAGCATGAGTATTTAAGCTGAGAAATAAAACAGCCGAACCAGATTCAATGTAAGTAGATATTTCCTAATTATAGCTATCAGTAGTTACTTGTGGCTTATAAACTGTGTATTTCTTAGATGCTGAATTAAACATTATAAAAGAACTATCCTTTTAGCTCTCCCACCAGCCGTTGCCGCACATTGATCTAATAAATTAGTAACAAGAGCAGAATAGCCTGTGGTAGAGAAGGTTTCTGTAAGTCCAGAGAAAGATTTAGAACTAACTCCTTCTGAACCTAATTTGTTCCAGTCCTCTATTACCATTCTTATGATAATAGTGTCATAGTCAGTTGAATATTCATCTAAGCCACAATAAAGAAGCAAATAAGCCTTAGCATTATTTATCAATAGAGAAATGAGTTCATCCTAGCCATCTGCGGCCGGGCCGAGGAGTAGCAGTATCTTATCAAGCATAATATCTCCTCCATGGTTGGGAGATTGGTCAATCAACCAATCTCCCTATCAAATTAACCAGTAGCAGCGTTCTTATCTAACTTAACAACCTTCTTGGCGTCAGTAAGAGCAACAACATTGACAGTGTTAGCAACCATAGTAGTAGCACGCTTCTCAATGTCGCGATCAGTTTCAACGCCATAGCCCTTCTTCATAAATACTGTGACAGCTTCCTTAGTAGCCAGATAAGCGGTACCCTGAGCCAGAAGAGCAGAAACATAAACGGGAACGCCGCAAACAGAACCAAGACCAGAAGTATTGGTATTATCCTTCACATACTGACTCTTAGCAATAGCATCCTTAATCAGAGTCACATAGTCAGCTTTACTAACAAGCAAGAACTTATTAGAAGCATTAATAGTCTCATCATCAGGGAAAGTAGCAAGAGCATCAAGGACAGAAGCCACAGTAGGAGTCCAAGAATTGATAACCTGAGTAGCCTTAGCCATTTCAGCAATTACTTCCTTATTCAGACTATTGGTAATAGCAGTAGGAAGCTGGCCAATAACAGAATCAATAGCAGTAGGATCAGCCATACCCTGTTCATCGAAATACTTAGCAGTAGCCTGAAGAGTTTTTACACGGTAATCAGCCTCGGTAAAGTCAGTACCCACATAAGTAGTATTGGCATTACCCATAGCCAGTCTCTCAGCCTCACCAGAAGGAGTATAAGTGCGGACACTAATCTGCATACCAGGTGCGGCAGAAAGAGAATAATCAACAGTGGCGAAGTTCATCATATCAAGAGCAGTGTTAAGAGCGCTCTTAATCTTAGTCTGAACAACCTCATTATCAAATAATTTAATGTCACTAACACCATTAGTGGCCTTAGTGGTATCATAAATAGTAGCCATTTAAAAAACCTCTCTTTAATTTTAAATTTGCGCCAGTCGTCTATAAAGCTCGGGATCACTCTGCTTTAACTCTAGCATTTCCGCATAAGACAACTTAGCAAACTCGTCTTGAGTCATTTGTTTATTCACAGCAACGGATTTCTTAGGTGTAGAACCCGTCATTCTTTTCTCAACTTCAGCCTTAACACTAGCCTTGAAAGCCTCTTCCAAAGTCTTAATGTTTGCGGCCATGGTATCAGCATCTTCCGCAACAACAAAGTCAACAAGAGCCAAAGATAAGCCCTTGTCCGCAAGAATCTTACTGGCCTCATTCTTATTTTCCATCAGTGCCAGTTCTCTTTCTTTTGCTGCTATAGCTTCTTCTCTCTGCTTAAGCTGATACTCATACTTTTCTTGCTCGTTCATTTGAGCTAGTTTTTGAGCCTCCCGCACAGCAGCTTCATTTTTCTTCTCTTGTTTCTTTAAAGCTGATGTTACTCTGCGGTCAGTCTCTTTTTGCAGTAAAGCCTGAACCTCTTCCTCAGTATAAGTCTTAGGAGTGGTTTCAGTATCTACCTCTTTAGTCTCAATGGTCTCAATGTTTTCCATATTAAAATCTCCTTTTAGTTTTATTCTTTTGAAGAATAACCCTAGTTACTATATTAAAGAGTTATAGCTCTAAGACTATCCCTCACTGTTCTATTATATCTTAAAAATTGAGTTAGGTCAATAATAAATATTTGTCCAAAAAATTTTTATTCCGCAAGATAAAGTTCTGCCATAAGTTGTTTTAACAGAGCTTCTTTCTCTTGCTTTTCCTGTTCCTTAGCCTCAGCAGCTCTTTTCTCCTGCTCTGCCTCATACTCAGATTCCGAAATTTGCACATAGGCAGGATTAGAGATAGGATTGCTAGATTTGCAATATACTCCATTAGTCTTATAGTAATACATACTCAATCACTCCCTATATGCTAATGCTAATTGTCTGGTATTGCCTCCAGATAATAAATAAGTAAAGTTATACCATTTTTCATTGTATAAATATTTTAATCTAAGTATCTGCGTAGTTCTATTTATACCGAAACATACAGGAGTCATTTCATAAGAAGAGCTATAATCATTATGATGAAATATTCCGTCCTTACTCCACCAAGCATTACCAGCATAAGTTTGAGTGGTATTCGCATTTCTACCACCAGGACCCCAAGCAAAGCAAGGTAACAGAATTTCATCAGGGTCAGTATCTATTGTTTGCAAAGCCCCAGACCCCTTAAACCACCAATAATTTCTTACAGCAGAAGCAGTAGTGCCATTTAAATCTGATACGGTATAAATCCATTCTAATTTTTCAAAAGAACAAGGTAGTATTAACTCATCTTCCCTTATAGGAGGGTCATAGAAAACAATATTTAAATTAGGATTAATACCACCCATAATATCCTCTAATCCAACATTCCCAGTAGTTACAAATCTACTTCTATGAGAATCAGCCATTTCTTCTACATGGGCTTGATCAATAACCATTAAATCACTCATTAAAAACTACCTCCTTCTACTGTTGGGATTACTACTTCTTCTCCGTCAAGAGTAGTTGTTAAAGAGCCTTGAGTAGTAAACTCTACACTACCCTGTTGATATAAAGTTTCTAATACATTTACATCTGCTGTACTAGTTCCAGACAATGTATAAGAATAAACATCATCTTTCAGCCCTACAGCACTCTCATAATCATCTGGAACAGTACCGCTCAAGCAGAAGAATACATAATCATCTATATCTTCATCACTACCAAAAGTAAATGAAAAAGATACAGTAGATGTGCCAACAGGAATATTAATAATAAAATCCTGTGTTGTATTATTTATAACCCCCGTATTTTCTACTTCATCTATATTTACTGTCCAGTTAATTGGGTCAACTCCTAGAGTTTGCCTATGAGACTCACATAAATAATAAGTCAGCTCTGTTGGGGCGTTAAATGTCCAGGTGATACTGCAAGTAGTAGCTACAGATTTACTGCCTTTATAAACCTCATATTTATATCCCTTAATTGTAGGTATAACAGTCTCTACATAAGGCACATAAACGCTTTCTCCACCACCAGAGGGGATAGCAGCAATAGCAGCAGCCATATCCGCAGGTTTATATGTAGTCTCTACTCCTGCTTTATTTCTTATAGCAGTAGCAATAGCAGAGTAGTATTGATTATCTGTTGTAACAATAGCCATCAGTAATTCACCTCATCCCCATCAGGTAAAGCGGCTAGAACGTCCTGAACAATCTGTGCTTGGTCTGCGGCGGTCCAGTAATCCGTTCCTTTAATCGGAGTATAACCGTCCTGTCCAGCGGGTCCCTGAGGTCCTTGAATACCTTGGATTCCTTGTGGCCCCTGAGGTCCCTGGTCGCCAGTATCACCCTTATCGCCCTTAGCACCATCGGCTCCTGCAGGTCCAACCGGTCCTTGTTCACCCTAAGGTCCCTATGGACCAGTATCTCCCTTTTCACCAGGAACACCTTGCAAGCCTTGCGGACCCTGTGGCCCAGTCTTACCTTGCGGACCTTGAGGACCAGGATCTCCTTTATCACCCTTTAAACCTTGAGGACCTGTTAAATCTTCAAGCTGTTCAGGAGTAAAGTCTGCATAGGTGAATGGATCTCCTTTAGGACCCTAGGGGCCAGTATCACCCTTGTCGCCTTTAGGACCCTGCAAGGCCGCAAGCTATTCTGGTGTAAAGTCATCATAAGTAAATGGGTCACCTTGAGGACCAGGAGGGCCGGACTCACCCTTAGGACCAGTTGGACCAACAAGAGCAGCAAGTTGTTCCTCAGTAAAATCCTCGTAAGTAAATGGATCTCCCTTATCTCCTTTGGGGCCAGGAGGTCCTTGTCTAGGCACATTAGCAGTACCACTCAATACTTCTCCTGTTTTAAGAGTTCCATTTATAGTAAGTCCAGGTGTGATTGTTGCCTCTAATGTTTTACCATTTAAAGTAGACATCACACAGTCACCTCGCTTCTGATATAAAAACCAGATGGCTCTATAACAGTAAAAATCTCACCAGCCGCTGTATTTACTTGTACGTCATAATAATATTTACCTACTTCTTGTTCAGCTGTATCTTCTGGTTCAATATAGAACATTTCTCCAACATTTACAGTCTTGGTAAATATATAATCAGTTGCTTCTGTATCTGTTTTTACAGATAAGGTAATTGTATCTCCTGTGAATGGCTCATAAGCTGTGCCATCATCAAAAGTCACATCAACTTGGAGATAAGCAGTATCTCCTTTAGTTAAATAAATATTTCCATCTTCAATTCTAAGCATAATCTCACTCCTTATAGCCAATAACATTACTGCGGCAGTTAGGGTGTATGGGTGGATAATTCACGCCTACCTGGGCATCCGCAAAAGAAAATATCTTTCTATTCAAATGCCCGCACTCGTCACAAGTTCTATTATCTGTGGCTGTAATAAATTGATATTGAGTGTAACCCGCATCAAGATAACCTCTCATTGCGGCTTGATTCTAAATATAGTTTAATTCTGTTCTAGCTATTCTATCAGCACTAGATTGAGCCACGCCAAATCTCTCCCGCAATCTTTTATTTAATTGTTTATGGGATTTACCTTGGACAACACATTCAATTACACCATCTTGTAGCTCTTGCTGGAGTTGTGTCTTCTATAGCCAAATTCTATCTGAATAACTCTTACCATCATTGCACCATATTCTTTTAATTGCCTCTTCTGCTATGTTTTTATTAATCAAAGCCCATTGATTATTGCCAGTAATCAATTCTCCGGTCTAAAGAAATAAGTCGATCATTCCACTATCAAGAATATTAATTTCTTCTAAACCTAATTGGGTTAATTGCTGATTGATTGAGGCATTAAGCTTAAATAACCTATCATACTGCATCAGTTGAGCATAGTTTAACTCCCCGTCCGCAGTTAAATCTAAATATAAAGCCAAACACTCAGCAACTACATTTTTTGCACATCTGGTATAAATTTTTCCTAGCTGTTTCTCAATGAAATTTGTTGAATTGGTTAGAAGGTTTTTCTATTGTTTTATTTGCTCTTTCTGCCAATAATTCATTCTGTTTCCTCAACCGTATCAGATGTAGAATTACTAGAGAAGCTATACAGCTCCATGTTTCTTAGTTTACTCTCTTCAACCATTTCTAACTCTTTATCAATATCAGAAACAAAAGGAAGCAGACTTAAGAGGGTACGATCACTTACTGTGCCCTTTAATGTATTTACTAGATTTGCGGTTTCGGCTAGGTCAACGGGCAAGTTTCTTGTAAATGTAATCTCTACATCTCTCCACATTTGCTCTCCACTTGTCAAATTAAGAATCTCGCAAATCAGCTCTAATCTCTTTTGAAGAGCTTTAGTCATATTTGCGGCAATGGCACCCGCAGTATTCTCAAATCCAAGTAATTTATACTTCATAGCCACGCCACTAGAAGTACCAAATGCTTCATCTGTGAAGTCTGGGCTATTACTAATCTTATGGATTTGTTCATCAATATTAGTAAGCATATTCTCGATTTGAGTATCACTAATATTTTTATTTAAGAAGCTAGCATCTGGATCTACACCCTGAGCCGCATATGGTAATACAATTACTCTCTTTTCTTTCATTTCAGCTACATCGTCTGCGGTGGCCGTTACATTCTTTAATACTAGATATGCGTCACAGAAAGCCTCGAAATCATCAACTTCACTAGATAAAAGAGTATTATAAGCGTCTTGCAAACCCATAATCTTATCAAAAATACTCTTCTCTTCTGGATTAAGAGAAAAAACAGTAACTGGCACTTGATGATAGAAATGCTGCTCTTCTCCTATAAATCGCAGAGTAGTAAAACCAGTATTCATAGTATAATGCTCAATTCTATCAGTATAGTAGATATCTACATTGTAACCATTAGAGACATCAAACTAATCTATAGGGTAGAAGCGAATGACGCATAAGAGATTTTGATTCAAGGTATTATCATACACCGGGATACACTATCTAGTATCCAAAACCTTGAATCTTTGCTTTCCATCCTCGTCAACATAGTTGATTTCAAACGATCTACCATAAATCAATGCTTGCTTAAGGAGCTCACTATCCTCAGTCCGCACGTCATTATAGCTCAATATATCTACAATAGCTGAAATATCATTGGGAGATGTATAAGTAATATCCTGCCCCGTCAAATACCCCTAATAATTTCCAACAATAGTGTAGCAATAGTTAGTTACTATTCTGTTACATGGCTTTGTTGGGTCATTTACCATCTTTCTTAAAATAGCCTAATTGCCTTCATAATAATTAAAATATTTTTCTAATCTAGGAGATTCATATTGCACAAACTTCTAGATAAATGTGATAATCTTCTCAAAAGTGAGACTATCAGTTAAAAAAATCATATTTTTCACCTCTTATAAGCCTAAAAGTTTCTTATCAAAACTTCCAAGTCTATTGTTTACATATATATCAGAATAAGCATAACCTAAAGCATCAATAGCATGAGAATACTCGTGAGTTGTATTTTCTGTATATTTGCTGGTTTTCTTATCCTTAATATAACTAAAGTTTTTCATTTCTCTTATTAAATTCTAACAAGAGGAATGGATAATGATTTCATGGTTCTATAAGAAAGTTAGGCGGGAAGCCACGCTATTAGGCCCTTTAAGACATGGTAAAGTATTGAATCCTTTCCGTCTAAAGAAATCTATAGATCTAGGCTCCGCGCTATCCATATAACACTTAGCCTTTTTACCAATTAACTTTTCCATGCGGACGGCCACTTCATCGAGTTGACAACCTCGCTAATAGAACTCTCCAATCACATAAATTCTATTATTTGCTCTATCATACAAACTAGAAATTATAGTGGTTGGATCAACATATCCTAAGTCTGAGCCACATCTTAATTCAAAATTATTTTTCAGTAACTCATTAATATCAAAACTTTCCTCTCTCCAATTCTTAAATACTAATCCCTCTTCCTCAATACCCCATTCTCCTAAACCATAAATCCGCCACTTAGCTGGATTTCTATTCTTTAAACTTCTAACATTTTCCTTATAAACTTCACTTAAAAAGGGATTATCTTCAAAAGTTGAATGGATAAATATACTATCCTCTGGAGGATTAACAACAGAGAAAGTGTATAACCAACTATCTTGACTAACTGGGTTCCAAGCCAAAATAATTTGCTGGTTTGGCTTTTTACCTCTCATACGCAAGTTTAACTGCTCTACAAAGTCTTGCTCTACATCAAATGCTTCTTCCACAAATATACAGCTAATATCAGCAAGAGAAAGAAGTTTACCTTCTCTATCCAACCCAATAAAAATCATCTGACTGCCGTTTGGGTAGACTATAGTCATATTAGTCTAGTTTATTTTGACTAAATCATAGATCTTCCAATCTATTAGCTATTGTTTAATTGCGGCAAAGGTTGATTCTCTAAGACTCTCGGCAGTTTTACGGCAAATAAGAATGCGGATGCCTGGGTCTGTGAGGGCTCTTATGATAAGTTTCTGCTGTATAAAAATACTCTTACCAGAACCAGCTCCTCCCATATAAAATTCCCATCTATGAGAGTAATCAAATAGATATGGAAAGAATTTAGGTACAAATAATTCAGGAGATAGATTTAATTCAATCTTCTCTATAAAAAATCCAACCTTTAGTTTTTTTACCCTGCTGGATTGCATACCCTATAGAACTTTTAGGCACGCCAGTAATCTATTCTCCCTCTCTTTGTGACCTAAATATATATTCAGTTCCAGTAGGACTAATTCCATGTATTAATCCATATTTCTTGACAATAGTATCTCTTAATTTATCTACAACTTCTGTTCTACCTAGGTCCTATTTAGCCACCCACCGCAAATTCCGCACATCATTATTACTTTTGTCATTATCTATATGTTCAACAATAGGAAGATGGTCTAGATTAGGCAAGAAAGCTTCCGCAACTAATCTTGAGACTATAAAACTCTCTTGCTATCCATTCTATTGCAGTCTTACAGTATTATTTGCGGTTGATAGGTACTTCTTCTCTACATAGCTATATATTCTTCCCCTATTGCTAACCTTATAGGGCCAGTTAGGGATATCTCGCCAATCTTCCTCAGTTTTACTTCTATTAACCGCTTCTACATAAGTTGCCATAATCTATAATTCCTCTCGTTCCATTTTAATCCTCCTTTTCTATATTAACACTAATTACAGTTGTATTATCTGTATCTGTCTTAATATTTTTAGTTTGAAGTC